TGGAAATGGACGAGGTTGATACCATTGCTATGCTGGATGCTGAAGCTTCTGAAAAGCAAACCTGGGGTTACGAATACTCTGAGTTACAAACTAATCAGTAAAATATACGCCCTCTGAAATGGGGGCACTATTAAATGTGAGGACATAAGCATGACACCAGAAGATTATATCGGCTCTTTCAATTCTGAAGGCCGACAGGACGTAGAAAATATCAAGAATGCTGCTAAAGTAATGATCGACATGATCCAGAAATTGGAAAATGATGACGGTCGACGTAAGGCCATTGCAATCACCCATATCGAAGAAGGGACGATGATGGCTGTTAAGAGTATTTTCTCATGAAATCATTAGGAAATACTGATCAGAACACTTGCCGATCCAATGTGAAGGATGTGGTAATGTTTGGGGAGGACTTATTCAAGCTACTTTCAAAGGCTTCCTCTGAAGCTGAAGGCTGGATGAAATCCACGAAAGCAATGCAAACTCCTATGGGGTGTGTGGTGCAAGTCACTACTCAACAAATTAGTGCAGATGGGTCACATACTGTGGCAGAAGCTCTCACCTTTGTACCTGGGGCTACAATCGAAGAAACCAAAGATGCTCAAGGTGACATCATTGGGAGGACACTGAAATGAAAAAATTACTTGTGTTGCTTCCTGCATTGATGATCTTTGCAGGCTGTGCATCTTCCCCTACCATGGGTACACGATACACATTGGATGCTAATCAGAATATTGTTGAAGAACAGTATATTGTTAGTACTGGCTCTGAATCAGATAAATATTGGAAAACTGCTTTAATTATAGCTGGTGGTTTTGCTGGTCTGTATGTACTGGGTGAAGCATTCGATGTATGGGATGATGATCCTGCTCCAGCTGCTGCCCCTGTGGTTCCTAATAATGGCCTCATTGCAGCTTCTGGTGGTCAGTTCCAGGCATCAGGATTTCAGACTAATTACATCCAGCCTACCTACATTCCGGTACAATAATTATGACTACTAAAATTATTGACCCAATTACTATTGGGTTTATCCTGGTAGCTTTGATTGCTACTATTGGTTCTGTTCAGGATTCTCAAGCTAATGAAGTTCATATTGATGTACTTGGTTTAGATATCCCTGCTGGATTTACTATGGTTCAGAAGTCCCATCCTCCCAAGTTTAAATGCGAGGCGATACCACAACCTGATACCTTTGAGATCGTTCAGAGGTATAAGGCAAAGCCTAAGGGTTTAAGTAAAGCCGGAGCATTAATCCTGAAACAACTAGAGGATGCACAATGAAAGCGTTAGTAATTGCATTACCTTTGTTGGTTCTAGGTGGCTGTGCTACTACTGAGCCTGAACCTGCTCCTACTTTCCCAATTGCTATTCTTAACGTGGCTCCGGTAACTGCTGAGAATTTTGAAATGCCTGTTGATTTGTTTCATGCTGGGCAGACAGAAGATGAAGTCATTGAAGGCATTAAAGAGCTGTATGGTTACGCTGTAGCTCAAAAGCTACGTGCTGATGTCTTTGAGAATGATTCAAGGGCTATGAGGGCTAAACTTGTAGCAGCTAAAAAATGGCTACTTTTGAATCAGACTAATAACTAACCCTTCGAGTATGGGGTTGTTGTTCCCCTACTTGTTTTTAGCCCCTGGCACATCAGGGGTATTTTTTTAATTGAATTTTCGACAGTATGTTATACTAAACATTAATTCTTTATTATTAATAACTATTAATGAAACTACATCCTTTAAATCCATTGGATTTTAAATTTAAAATTATTCAAGATTTAGGAATGATTTACATAAACCCAACAACAAAAGAACGAAAACGATATGGGTTATTTAAATGCCCTAAATGTAAAAATATTAATAAAATGCCTGTAGCTGCAGCTAAAAAAGCAAAAATATGTAAACGCTGTAATAATATTAAAGCAGCTACTATTCATGGGGAAAGTACAAATTCTTTATATATTTTATGGAAAAATATGAAGCAAAGATGTTTAAATAAAAAGCACCCACAAGCATTAGATTATTCTAAACGTGGTATTACTGTTTGTACTGAATGGTCAGAAAATTATTTAGTATTTAAACAATGGGCTTTAGCTAATGGATATTCTTCTAATTTAACTCTTGATAGAAAAAATAATGATAAAGGGTATTATCCAACTAATTGCAGATTTGTTACTAGAACAGTTCAATCAAGAAATAAAAGAAAAATAATGCAAACAAATACTTCAGGATACAGAGGTGTAGGTAAAATAACTAATTCAAATAAATACTATGCTAGAATTACTGTAGCAAATAATAAAATACATTTAGGAACATTTGATTTAAAAAAAGAAGCAGCAAAAGCTTATGATCAATATGTTATCCAACATAATTTAGAGCACACAATAAATGGTTAAAACAGTAGAAGCTTGGTTAGAAGAAGTTGATTATTCAGGTAATGATAATTACATACCTACAGATTTTGCTCTTGAATTTGTTAATTTTATTAAATTAGTAAATGGTGCTCAAGGAGAAGAAAATTTAACTCCAGTATTGCATTATAGAATGCTGGATCAATTAGCATCTAAAAAGAAAAATATTTGTAATATGCTATTTCGTGGTTCTGGTAAAACTACAGTTATGGCGGAATATTTATTTTTATATATAGGTGTATATGGGAGTATTCCTAATTTTGGTAAAATTCAATTAGCAATGTATGTTTCAGATTCCATTGAAAATGGTGTTAAAAACATGAGAAAAAATTTAGAACATCGTTGGGAAAATTCAGATTTTTTAAAACAATATATTCCTAATGTTCGTTTTACAGATGTTCGTTGGGAATTTAATAATCTTAATAATAACAAATTTGTAGTGAAAGGGTATGGTGCAGCTACTGGGGTACGTGGTGTAAAGGATATGGGTACACGCCCTGTATTAGCGGTACTTGATGATTTAATTAGTGATGAAGATGCAAGGTCAGCTACCGTAATAGCTTCTATTGAAGATACTGTATATAAGGCTATAAATTATGCTTTGCATCCTACAAAAAGTAAAACTATTTGGAGTGGTACCCCTTTTAATTCTAAAGATCCTTTATACAAAGCTGTTGAATCAGGAGCTTGGAATGTTAATGTATATCCTGTTTGTGAAGAATTTCCTTGTGATAAAAAGGATTTTAAAGGAGCATGGGAGGACAGATTTACATTTGAGTATGTACAAGAACAATATGAACGTGCTGTAGCTACAGGAAAAATTGATACATTTAATCAAGAATTACGTTTACTTATCATGTCCGATGAGGATAGATTGATCCAAGATAATGATATACGTTGGTACAAACATAAGAATGTATTAGATAATCTAGGCCTGTTTAATTTTTACATAACTACTGACTTTGCTACTAGTGATAAAAATGCTGCAGACTTTAGTGTTATATCTGTATGGGCTTACAATAATAAAGGTGATTGGTTCTGGGTAGACGGTGTGGTCAAGCGTCAGCTAATGGATCAGAACATAAATGATTTATTTAGATTTGCTCAGATGTATAACCCCCAGTCAGTAGGAGTAGAAGTATCAGGACAGCAAGGTGGTTTCATTCAATGGATCATGAATGAACAAATGGAAAGGAATATTTACTTTACTCTTGCAACTGATCGTAATGGTAATAAACCAGGCATACGTCCTAATACAAATAAGATGGAACGTTTCAATGTAGTTGTTCCCTGGTTTAAGTTAGGTAAGATTTATTTCCCACAAGAACAAAAGAAGAGTTTAGAAATAGCAGAGTTCATGAATGAATTATCTCTAGCTGCTGCTAATGGATTTAGATCTAAGCATGATGACTGTATAGATACTATATCAATGCTGGCTGCATTAACTCCCTGGAAACCTAGTGAAGTTACTCCTATAGCTAAGAATGTAGAAAATGATATATGGGGTTGGGAAGAAGAAGAAACTCAAGGTGCCCTTGATAGTTATGTTGTATAAACATATACTCAGCAAAACCTACTAGGAAATTCATATGTTGTTATCGGATCTGTTTGACCAGCTAACGTATGGTGAATTGTCTCAACTAGAGTATGGTGGTGTAGATGATGAAGGGATTACAGTAGATGATTATAAACGTGTGATTCCACATATTAATCTTGCATTAACAGAATTACATAAAAGATTTCTTATAAGGGAAGAAGAAGTAACTATACGTTGTTATGATCATATAGAAACTTATATTCTTGATAGAAAATATGCAGCTAGTAATCTTGAATCAGAAGAAAAATATAAATACATTCATGATACTAGTTTTGAACCCTTCCAAGATAATGTATTAAAAATTGAAAAGGTATTCAATGAAGATGGTCAGGAGTTATTTCTTAATGAAACTGATCCATACATAATTAATACAGAAAGGAATCTTGTATCACATAGAGCTTGGAGTATTAATACACCTAACTTTAAAACAATACAGATTCCTTATAACATGAAGGAAAATGCTTTGATAGTTGAATACAGAGCAGATCATGAAAAGATTGTAGTCCAGGGATTGGAACCAGCAAAAACAGATATTAAAATTCCAGCTTACTTACTAGAGCCCTTCTTGCTTTATATAGCATCCAGAGTGTATAGTAGCTTAGGTGGTGACAGTGCCCAAGAGGGCATGGCATACATGGCGAAGTTTGAAGCCTCCTGCAAGAAAATTGAGGAACTCAACTTGGTTAATAAAGAACACGCAGTTAACCAAAGATTAGAGGCAGCAGGATGGGTGTAAGCTAATGCAAACAAATTCAAATATTTCGTATACAGGTCTTGTTGAAAAGTATGTAGGTACTGCT